CGTAGGGAATAAGTCCTATACCCAACTTGATTGCCACCCTTAAGAATAATGGGTTGCCCTGTTTTTATTGAAACAATTTCGCCATGTTCTGTGGCGGCATAAATTCCTTCAAAATTATTTATTGGTTGCATATCAGATCACCACCCAGCGTGAGCCGGTGGGGACGGTAACAGACACACCACTGTCAATCGTGATGGGGCCTGCGCTCATGGCGTTGTGGCCAGCAGTAATAGTAGAGTCAGTGCTTATGGCCGCAGAGTTCTGTACGTAGCCCTGTGAGCCGATTACTGCGTGATCTGATGGGTAGGTAACGAATACGTCTTTGCCGCCAGCAGAGAAGCTCACAGCGCTTCCACCGTTGCTTGAGGACAGTACGGCATCTCGCGACAAAGTTGCGCCACTTGCCGTGTATGTGCCAATGCCAACTTCCCACTCATCTGTTCCCTGCCCTGAGATTGTGTAATACGTGGTATTACCATTCCCAATAACAGAAAACGACTGGAAACCGAGCGCCGCACCTGTGAGGGTTACTGCACCAGTACCAGTCGTGGTAGTGGCCTCTTTTACTCTGTCTTTGAGTACGAGAGCCATAATGAATCCAATCAGGTCAAGGTAATGTCAAGGTCGCCAGCAGGCACACGTAAAATGTCGCCATCGTTAATGGTGCGGCTAGTAGTCAAGATGGCCCAGCCAAGCATGTTTCCGCCAGTTGAAGCATCAAATACAGCAATGTGCGTAATCGTGCCCCAGTTGCCACCAGATGCGGGGTCAAACTCAATTGACGCGCTATTGGTGCAGTTGGTTGGCGATGTACCTGATACGGTCATCGTGCCAGTTTCTTTGCGAGAATAGTTGTTGCCCGATACCTCAGTGCCGCCGCCTGAATCGCTAGGAGCGGCTGTAAACAGGCCTAGATACCAAGCGGTTGGACGGGTAACAGAGTCGGTTGTAAACAGCCATTTAAGCGCTGCGTTTTCTGCGTAATCACTAAATGATGACATTGCGAATTCCTTTGTTATTCACTTATTAATGAACGTTCAAACAGTTGGGCAAAGGCATTGCGGCCAACCATCATTTGGTCTATGTTGAATCGTAAAGATGACAGCTTGCGGTCTAAGTCTGCAATGTGGCTTGCCATCAACCTTTGCGGCTCGGTCAATTCTTCCATGTTGTATTCAACGCCATCAATGATTACTTTTTTCATCACCACGTACCCTTCCAAACACGGAACTTATCAAAGTCTCCTGACAACAGCTTGCGCTTAATTACGTCCTTCATCGCAGGATCGTCCCACTTGATGCCAGCCTCTTTTGCCCAGCCTTCAACTATGTGAAGCGGTACTTCACCAGCCAACCTACTTTCACCAAGTTTGCCGCCATTCAATTGCTGAATAGCCTTAACCCGTTCAATGTAGTGTTGATTGTCAAACTGCCTCTGGACAACAAAAGTGCCATCGTGGTTGTCAATAAACTTTTCACTGATTTTCATTGCTTCACCGTATTTGTTTTTGTGAGCTAATAAAAAGGCAGGGGCCGTAGCCCCCACCATTTCACAGATTAAGACACTGTGTTGTCAAAGATGCCACCGTTAGCGCCTTCGTTCTTACAGACCAAAGTCAACTCTGTAATCACTTGGCGCTTGGTTGCGTCACCAGTCTTGGCCAACTCTGTGTTCTTTGTTGGACGCAACACACCGCAAGCCCACATGTCTTTCTGCATGATGAACACGTCACGTGAACGGTTCTCACGAGTAGGCATGAACTCAACAGTACCCCAAGGCGTTACGTACACAGCCAAAGACTTGATGACCTTTTCGTCACCGGCTTGGACAGCAGAACGCTGGTTGTTGTTGCCGGTGAAGCCCAGTGCTTTGTTCATCTGGAATGCAGACAAGTACACGGTATCTGGACGGCCACCTGATTCCCAGATTGACTGCATTACTGTGTCAAACTTGGCTTGGTCAAATGCGGTTAGGGCAGTTGTCTCGTCAGTACGTGCGTCAGTGCCGTCACCAGTTGCGTCAGCGCCTTCGTTAGCACCAAATACGGTGTTAGAAGTCAGCCACACAGGAGCGCCAGCCAGTTCACGAGCGGTAGTGCTGTTGCCAGCAACACGAGCGTTGTTGTCAAACAAAGCCTTCTCGATGTCCAACTTTTGTTCTTTAGCAACCTTCAGAACTTGGTAAGCCATCTCAGCAGCACGACCAGCTTTCTTCAAGCCAGAGTCGGTGTCAGGCACGGTCACAGCGTTCTTAAAGATCTGTGTGTAGTTGCCCAAACGGCTGGTGGCTGAACGAGCCTCAGCAGCAGTTTCGTCCCCTTCTATGTGCGCGTTAGCTCCGCTAGAGCGAAGTGAGTCAGTCTGCCACTCGTGCAAGGTGTTAGTTGCAGTTACTTTAGCCATGCTAGAGTAAAAAGGAGTCTCGCTTGGGCTGATGTCGTAAATGACATCTTGCAAGTCTTCACGAATGCCCCTGGCATCGTATGAATCAAATGTGTTGGTTGGCTGTGCCATGATATTTTCCTTAAGATTGTTTAAGCATTAAACTCAGGGCATCTTCGATGCGTCCAGAGTTTTTAAGTTTGGTCTTGGTTTGCAATACTGCTCGGTTGCTTTGTTCCATTTTCTTTGATCCAGCTCGAATTGGCGTTGATTTAGGACGCGCACCCTTCGCTTTCTCATCTGCCTTTTGCTTGCCGCTCATAATCTGGCGGTACATCATCGCGTCACGTAAAACGTGTAATGCGCGACTTTCTACTACCTGACCAATTTCATTCGCCGTGTAGCCATACGCTTGGCCAGCTTGCAGAATTTGCTCCTTAAACTTGTTAGCCCGTTCTGGGTTACCAAGCTCAGGAATAACGGTCTTCAGGTTTTCTACCTCACGAATGAGATACGCCTGACGAGCCGCTTGCTCTGCCTGACTTTGCTGTGCCGACAACTCCTGAAATTTATCATTCTGTTGCTGGTACTTAGCTACATCGTCATCAAAATTCATTTTTGCTTCCATGTACCCAATTGGGTCGGACTCAAACATTTCTCTTGATGGCGCTTTCGGCGCTGCGGCAACTTGACCAGATTGAATCTGTTGATACAACTGTGCAATTTGCTGTCTCTCACTTAACAAGGCTGCGTACACTTCCTCTGCCTGCTTTCGCTGGCTGGCGGCTTCTTGCATCCCCTTTTGGACATACTCTTGACCACTGTAACCTCGCTTCAACTCGCTCAGGGTGACCTGTTTTTCAGTTCCATCTACTTTGATGGTGAATACAGGATCTGTCTTGTTGGTCTTACCAGTGTCGTTGTCGTCCTCTGCGTCATCTTCATCATCATCTTCTGAGTCATCGGCGCTTTCAGACTCTTCTGAATCATCTTCAGATTCGGCATTGGTATCAGATTCATCAATTTCATCATCTTCAATTAAATCTTCTGATTCCTCAATTGTGTTGTTTTCTTTATTTTCAACACTCTCTGGCTCAATCATAGCACTAATAGCGCCTTCAATGGAACCATCAAAACCTACATTTTCAGTCGTTTTATCCACGGTACTGATTCCTTTTTCTGTTGTTTATCGAATACGGCTTCGTCTGTTAAAACAGAGTTGAAGTACATATCAATGTTGCCAAGCGCACGAATAATGTCATGCGCCTCGACCAGAGCATCCTGAGATGACTCTGTATTCAGGAATTGCTTTACTTGCTTTTCCCGAACCTCTTGCATCACTTCTTGGAATACGGGATTTTTTTGTAATTGCCGTATTTGTGATGCGCGATCTTTAATATTCAATTAAAACCTCCCGCCAATAACTGCTTGTGCTGGCGCTTGCTGTGGGTAACGTGGCTCGCTTTGGGCACGCTTGATTGTTTCGACATCAACGGCTTGACCGTATTTGCCATAAATCTCAGCGGCTTTGACAAGCAACTCTTGATCCATTTTATCTCGTTCTCGGTCGTCAGCGGCAATTGCTTTCTGCGCCTCAATCTGCAATTTAAGCATCTGGACTTCTTTATTTGCCTGAGCCTTAATTTGCTCTGCTTGAATAATGGCCTGCGCCTGCTGGTCAACCGGTGGTTGCTGCTGCTGCTGGGCCTGTTGTTGCATCAACTGTTGCTCCGTCTGAGCGTCCATCGGCGCAAAGTAGCGGTCAGCATTACGCACACCCTGAATTGCCAACATATCTGCCAGCGTGTTGCGGATGTTGGTCATTGAGACAATGCCGTTCTGTGCGCCGTAGGATTGGAATACCTGCATCTGTAAGGCTAGAGCTTGAGCGAGAGCCGCAGATCGCTGATCCTCACGCCCAGTGCCAAGACCAACGTTGACTGTGACATCCATTGAGTTGTTCCACGAACGAGGATCAACCGGCTGGTATTGGCCGTTACCCATGCGCATTACAACTTCTTCATCCACATTCTCAACCATTAGTTTCAGCATCAACTTAAACAACTGGCGCATACCACCCTCGGCTAAGTTGCGAGCCATAACTTCAACTTGGCCAGCGGCGGCTTGTATGGTGGCTGTAACGGCTGCGGCGGTCGTGGACTGCATAGCGTCAGGGCTAAGGCCGCTAGACGCTCTAGTGACGCCTGTCTTAGCCTCAATCTCAGCATCCATATACTGAATCGCGACAAGAGTCTGACCCGCCACAAATGGGACAACTAAGTCACGAATCTGGCCGGGCGCGCTAACACGTACAATGCCACCGATTTCGTTGTTCAACAAGTCATCAATGTTTACAGAGCCGTCTACCACTTCTCGCTGTGGATTGTTTGTCAAAGCAACGTTATCAAGCACACCCCTAAGCATGGCCGTAGATGCATCTTGCTCATCCATCAGAATGTCAGCAATAGAGCGGCCAAAGAATGTGTGAGGCTCTGGGTCAATCTCAAACACAGCGAATGGTACGTCAGTCCAAGGCTCAATGCTCAGGATGTCGTAGTCATCGCCACCCATTACGCACTTTTGCATTTGAGCCACACCAGTGCCGTCAACGTCAATTTTCATGTACGCCTCGGTTATAGCAACCAAGCGCATAGACGGGTCGTTTATATTTTCTTGAGAATATGCATCGTCATAACCCTGCCTCTCAAATTCTTCAGCATTCGCTGTTGTGTTGGCGTTGCTCAAACCAGTCAACTCAACCACGTCATCGTAGTCATAACCCATTGCGACTACATCGCTTACGCGCATTTCTGTTCTATGCGCAACTATGTAGGCATTTTTAATCCCGCGTGCACCACGGTCTACAAAGAACTCTTCTGGTGGAACAGACTCAATACACAAGTCACCCTTGGTTGTAGTGCGTGAAATCTTAAGGTAATGCGCTGGCATAGACGCCTGCATACCCATTTCGTCAATCTGAATTGACTCAGTGACCGAATGCTCGATTACGTCTACATCGTCTTCATTAACAATGACAGCATATTCCTGATCGTTGATGTCGTTGTACTCAAAGATTTCTTGCTTATCAACATCATTCCAATAAACCTTAACGACACCGACCTTTTTAATCAGTGCGTCATGGAAAGCATCGTTGATTATTGTGTAACCACCTAGCTCTGCAAACTTGTATTGCATATACTTAGTCGCCAACTCAGCAAACTGAACGTCCTGTTGCCTACTTGGTACATACTCAACAGCGCGGTCAGTAGACAAGAATACACGCATCAGGCTGGGCTTAATGGCGCGTACTGTATCCCGAACCTTTGTTGCGACAACTTTGCTTCGGCCTTCCTCATGGCCAATGTCGACCTCGCCGTCATAGTACCGCTGTGACTTAATGCGATCTGGCGCAATTTCGCTTTCAACAAAATCGACTGCTTCAAGCAAGGCCTGACGAATGATGCCTTGAATGTCGGTTTCGGTCATTGGTGTGGGCTTAGTCATTTATTTCGCACCTCGTTTGAGTAATTCTTCCAATGAGCGGTAGGCGTTGTAGTCATCAATTTTGCGCATACCTCTAACTACACTGCCAGCTTTTTCAGCCACACCAGAAACGGTCGCAGCAGTTACACCGCCCTGCGCGGCCATTGCTCCAAATTTCACAGCACGTTCACCAGCGCCCTCAAAACTTGTCTTAGCAACTGTACCAAATTTATCATCAAGAACGTTAGCGAATCGAGCCAAATCAACAATGCTGTCGTTGAAGCTAGGAGATGTCATTGACATTGGGCCACCACCGTATGGGCCAAGTTCACGTGAGTCACTGGTTGACGCAAACTTCTTGGCCAAATCGTCCATTGCCTTTAGCGCTACGTCCAAGTCTTGGCGGCTACCGTAGTTTGAGAACAACTTGCGCAGTTCAGTACCCATACCGCGTGAATCGTCCAATGTCTTACGAACCGTAATCTTTGATGCGGTTGCGTCATCCAACTGGTCGAACAGTTGCAATGATTGTGAGATGGTGTCATTTACACGTGCGTAGCTTGGGTCGGCATTGCGTAGCGACTCATTCAAGGCACGCCTAACGTCTCTCAAAACAGCTTGGCCACTAGATGTCATGCCGCGCTGTGGGCTTTTGTGGTATTCAACTAGCGTGTCAATCTGGCGCTTTAAGTTGTGCGCTTTAAGTGCATCTGGCGCACCATCGTTGGCCATTAAATTGGCCAAGTCTTTTAAGACCCGTTGTGCAGACCTATCCACCTGAACAGCAGAACCTTTAAATTCAAACTGCGGCTTGCCGTCAACCATCTCAAAGCCAATGTCCAACTCACTTAGCTTGGACATGAAAACTTGCTCAATAGGTGATGAGTCAAAGGGCTTGCCCTTCAAGTTGGTTTGGGCAATTTTGTTTAATTCTTGGCGTGCAGTGTTAGACCGCTGGGCAATAAACTTCAAGCGCTCTGCCGCCGCGTCACCAACAATGTTTGATGGGCGCTTTGCAATGTCGTTTGCAGAATTGGCAGCGATTGACTCTCTGTCTCTAACCATTTGCAGCATCTTGGCCTGTGTCGCAGGCGTTGATGACTTCATCATCTGCACATCGCCTTCAGCAAACTGTTGCTTGATAGCTTCTTTGGCCAAAGCATCAGCAGTAAGGTTTTTACTTGCTGTAGCAGAATATGGAGCCAGTCCACGTTGACGACCGCCGCCTTCTATCTCAGTTACTATCCCGCCCTCAACAGCGCGTGAAGTGCCGCTTGTGCCAATCATTGTTCGTGGAGCAACGTCAGGTATGGCTTTTTGAGCCGCTGGCGACAGTTCGCTGTAAACAATACCGTGTTCGTTTAGCGCGTCCATCAACTCACGTGTTGGCACGTTGTTGCTTTTTAAGGCAGTGCCACCCTTCAGCCTCTTGAATGCTGCCAATCCAAACAAGCCGCCCAATATGTCAGGAGCGACTTGCGCGGCAGTTCCAAGAGCGGGTGAGCCTGTGGCATCTGTGACGTAGTTACCAACTGATTGCTGCGCGTCTGCGATGGCCTGCATTGGCTTGGAAATCGCGCCCATGATCTGCTTGCCAGCATCTGTTCGTGGCTCATAAGTGACCGCGCTCTGGATTGCATCAATAATCCCGGTGCTACCCTCTGCGCCAACAAATGGCATTGCGGCCAAACCAGCCAAGCCAGCAAGTGGCGTTGCAACCGCGCCCGACCCTATTGACAGAGCCGTCTCACCAAGTCCAAGCATTCCTTGGCCAAAACCTTGCTCGTTAATTTCAGGAGATCTTGCGTTAACTGGTGTGGCCTGTTGCGCCTCCTGAGCCTCCTGCGACTTAGCCTCTTGGTAGGCCTGAGCAACAGTTTGAAACTTCTCAGTTCCTTTTAAGTTTGAATTCTTAACAATCCATTCAGCGTACTGATCTGCTGTTGCCATTTTATGCCTTTGTTATTCGCCGCTAAGGATTGCGTCAGCTTGGCTTCGCGCGCTTGACGGCTGATTTACCGGCGTTTGTGTAGTCGCACTCGCGGCGGCAGGTGGTGACTTGTTAACGCCGGAAATGCCGTATGCAGAAATATCGAATCTTGGATTCTGCAATTTAAGAGAAACAAGCATCTTGACACTGTCAAGCGCTTTTGCAGCAGCGTCTGGATTCATGTTTCTAGTAGGCAACATTGCCTCCAATGTCTCTTGGTCTTTGTCTGTGAATACGCCTTCACCAGCACCTCGGAACACACTTTTCATGATTGGCAACAACAAAGCCTTTGCGTTATCAGCAATTTGAGCGCTAGTTGTAACAGCAGGCAAGTTTCCGAAAATCTTTCCGGTTTGTCCTGTGCCGCCCAAGGCAGATTCAAGCGAAGAAAAACCAAAGTCAAATTGATTTCTCAGTAATTCATTTGAAACGCCAGTATTAACTGCATTAGCTTGCGCAGTAGCAGCCTGACCACCTGACATAGCCTGAAATGCTTTATTAAAAAATCGGTCAAGAGGGATTGAAAGCTCAGAAGATGGGCGTGGAAGCAAACCTAATTTAACTTTTAGCGCTTTCGCCTTGTCCGTTTCGCTCAAACCCCCTGTTAAGTAATCCCAAGTCTGCATTTCAGCCGTAGCATCCATGCCTGATTTTTGCTTATACATTGCAGTTACCGCAATTTTTAGCAATTCTGGGTTTTCTGCAAGCAAATTCAATTGCCCCTCATCCATACCGGTTTGGCGCAACGCCTCAATGGTTCTGTTTTTGGCTCCCTCAGCGACCTTCATTTCACCAGCACGCTGGATGCGTTGATTCAGCGCCTGAGCCAACCCCTGATCTGGGTTAAGGCGCATGGAGTTGAAGCCAAGTGCCAACTGGTTGTAGACATTTGGGTCTTTGTACCACGGCGTATTTTCTTCGGCCTCAGCTACGAATCTGCCGCCACCAGACTTCATTGGTTCAAAAGGCGTAAATGGGGTTTGATCGCTCATTGATCCAGTGGGTAATGGCGCTTGTTGCGGCATCTGTGTGGCCTGAATTTCTGCCACACCTTGATTTTGTGCAGGAGAACCCTGCAAAAGGCCTAACAAGCCATTCTGCAAAGCTGGAAGTAAACGTTGTGTTGCCATCTTTAAACCCTAAGCAAATGCTTTTAAAACCATGTCGTAACGAACTTGTTTAAAGCCATCGTAATCAATTGATACGGCCTCTGGCAATACGCGCTCAACCTCTTGAGCCAGCACGCCATACTCAGGCGTGTTGATGCCCAGCTTCTTCGCGATGCTGTTCCACTTCCACTTGTACAGCCCAACTTTGTCGCTAAGCTCACCCACTTTTACAATGTCATCTTTTAAGTTCACGTCTGACTTAACTGCGCCATAAGTCTGCGCACCAAGAGTCAGGTAGTCAAACAAGCCGGGGGTTTTTGTCTCGGTTGTCGTGGTCGGTGTAGGTGTGACACCAATTGCATTGTTCATGTAGCCCAAAGACTGAGTTGGCGCACCAGTGTATCCAGCGTACTGGTTCTTAGCCGCATCCAGCAATAACTGATTGATGCCCTGCTCTATACCACCCTGCCGTGCCGCCTGCTGGTTTAAATCCATACCCATGCCAAAGCCTAGATTGGACAACCCACCAAGCTGATTGGCCGCATTCAAGCGATTCTGTGAACCTTGCAAGCCCATGCTTATGTCTGACTGGGCCGCCGTCATAGCGTTGTTGTAGCCGGTCTGACGCAAGCCGCTAGAAGTGCGTGCAGACTGGTCTAAGAAGTTACGGCCAAGCTCTGACTCCATCAGCGCCTGACGTGAGCCACCAAAAGCACCTGCACTTGACGCTTGAGCGCCTAGCTGGTTAGCCTGCATCTGACGCGCACGCTCCAAGTCCTGCAAGCTCTGGTTGACAACCTGATTCTCGTAGGGGTTGGTGTACTGCGTTAAGTCCGTGCCAGCAATAGTGGCGGGACGGTACATGGTCTCCATGCCAGCAGTTGTAATGCCTTGATTAATGCCCTGAGATGCCGCCCCAAAAATATTTGGTTGTTGCGCCATTGGTTGCTGTTGCACTGCTGGTTGCATTAGCTGTTGCATTGCAGGTTGAGCCGTCATCATTGCATTAGGGTCTGGCGTTAAATTCGGTGGACGATACATTGCATCCTGAATTGGCATGACGCCCGCTCGTGGTAAACCTGATCCAGCCATAATCTTATTCCTTAATCTACACCGTTTGAGCCTAAGCCAAAACCATTGCCAGCGGCATTGCCACCAAAGCCGTTTGCGCCGCCATAGCCTGCACCACCGCCAACACCCGTGCCAAAGCTGGAGTTTCCGCTGTAACCGCCACCGCTTGAATCGCCACTCATGCCTAATATGCCGGGAACGGCAGCAGGTGGAGGTGGAGGTGCATCAGGTTGGCTGTAGAACTTCTTGTATTGAGCCGCGATCTCTGGTTGACGCAATGCCAACTCAGCCACCGCTTGGTCAAACAGGTTGCCAGACGAGTAACCCTGAACACCACCAGCAAATGTCTGAGCTGGAGGTAGACCGCTCTGGTACTGACCTTCTGGAGCCAAGCCAAAGGCCTGCAAGCCACTGTGAGTGTTTTGCATGGACTGTTGTTGCATTGGACTTAGCCCAGCTACTTCAGGGCCGTAGTAAGGCATGTAGCCGATCTGACCAGCCACACGAGCCTGAGCCAAGTTCTCTTGTGCTGGGCCTGAAACCCACTCAGGAATTGATTGTGCGGATGTATTAGAACCGCCTTTGCCGCCGCCACCGCTCATATTAAATCTCCACGCTCACTGTTGTGAACTTCTCTGACCAGCCAAGTTGTTTTAAGGCCTTGACCCAACCCTTACGGCCAGCAAGCGTCATCGCTGTACAACCGTTTAATTTGGCAAAGTAAATAGCAGAATCGCTGAAATCGCGTATCTGATCTAAATTACCACCAGCCAAGAATATGTGGAATACTTTTTTGCGTGGGTATTCCAGTATTTCTGTAACCATGCAACCGTCTGACGCATTCCAAAATTGCATTGTGCCAATCTTAACAGAATCAACTACATCTTGGAATAGGTGTGTACCACCAGATAAAGCCAAGGCTGACTCAATCCAAAGCCTGCACCTTTCAAGCTCGTCATCAAGAGTAGGTTCTGTCATTGGCGTAGCCTAGTTATAGCCAGCGAACAAGAAGATGAGGCAGGAGCAAACGCAGTCGCGGCAGAGGCGTGAAGCCACAAGTTTGTGTCATCTACTGCCCACATTGCTTGCAAATGCGAACCAGCCGTCATTGGGAAAACAGCCACCCTGCTCATTACGATAAAGTGAGTATTGCTGGACATCGTAATTCTAATGGTTGAACCGCTAACATCAGCTCCGTTTATTCTTGGCCAAAACCAACCATTTTTTGCGCTTGATGAATTAGACAACAGCTCAACAGCAAAAGAAAGCATATAAATGCCATCTTCCTCAAAGACAATCTTGGTGTTGTCCGCAGGGTCAAGAGATATGCCGTCATTGACAGTTGGTGTATCCCAGCCAATTGCGTATGCTGTATTGGTAGAAGCCGCCGTTTGGCTTGTTGCCCTTGCAAGTGAAGCGTAGCCGTCTGCTAAAACAATCTGACGAAACTCGTTGTTCTTTGATATTACGGGGTAGCCTGCTCTATCCCATAGTAAAACACCATTCTCAGATGGGCTATCAGACGGTAGTCGAGTCGACAAAAGGGTGCGCACTTTTGTTAGATACGACACCAAACGCTCACCCCAAGCACTCCAAGTAGGGCCAAGTGGCGGTGGCGGTATCCTCATCTCTTGCCGCCCTGTGTTACATCAACCCGCATTACTCCTGCACGCCAGTCCTTCAAGTTTTCACCCTCAATACGCATGCGTACTTGCCGCCCAGTAACGCGAACACTTGTTGGCGCTCTCATCGTAAAAGGGCCGTACTCACGCTCAGTGTCGTTAGGGTAAAACCTAGACTTTAGCTTTACGGTAACCTCGCCCTGTGTTTGCTCGTCAGGAATGATCTGAGTAACGTGCATTACGTTGTCGCCAGCCCCAATGTTTACCGGCCCAGACTCGGCGAATGCCACGTTTCCGTGTAGATCGTGGCCAATCTCATGGTTGTAGGCGTTGCCATCTGCGTCAAACCAAACAGGGGTACGCAACACACCAATGTCAAAACCCGCTGTACGGCTAATTTCGCCAACAGCCCATGTGTTTTGCTTGTAGTCGTAAACAACATAGCGGTCATCTTCCAAGCTGCCTTCAGACGGGTAGAACCACCATATTTCATCAAATTGGCCATTGTGGACAGCGTTAACTTTACTTATCTGCTGGCGGTTTATGTTTTTAAACACATAATCTGCAACTTCACAAACCAACGGCTGGACGACTGAGCCATTAAAATAAAAGAAGTTTTCGCGGCTCATCCAAAATGCGCCTTCGCCTACCGCTACTCCGCACTTCCGAGATGCGGCCCCGCAAGACGTTCCAACACGCTCAAAACCATACACAGTAGGTGGGCCAGCGTATGCCGCCACATGAGCGTCCTGAGTCGTCACAAGCAGTGTACGACCACGCATACGCAGGCCTAGCATTAACTCGCCTGAAGTTTGCAACTCAAAGTCACCAGCTTCGTTTGTGGCTGCTGGTGTCCAATCTGTAACGCTTTCCCTGTCGCACCATTGAACCTTGCGAGGATTGCCACCAGCCCCAAGCGCAAATAAGAATCGTTCTTCAGTAACAATCAGGCCTTTGCATTGAGTTGGCGCGTTGGCGATCTGCGCCGCTATGCCGGTCAACTGCCATTCATACAGCTTGCCGTCATGGTTTGAGCATCCAACAAGGTACTCACCCCAGTTGTCCAAAGACCACGTTGTGGCCTCAAGTAAAAGGCCATCGTTGGGCCGTGTAACGCCGTAAGCGCCTGTACCAAAAGGCTTGCCACCGTATGCGATATTCTCTTGTGCATCGTTGTAACCTGTTGTGAACCCTGTCGGCGTTATGTCGTCAACTATGCCACCAGCAGAGACCTCAATCAACTGATCGTAAGCGCCTAATGCGTAATGAGGGTCGTATGAGTTATCCACCCAAGCATGAGAAGACCGAGGAGCGTTATTCGTCAACGCGCTTGCGCGGTCAACCCAGCCACCTACTGGGCGCAGAGAATTGTCTCTCCAACGTATTAAGTTGGACTTGTTCCAGCGACCTGATGATTCGTAATCAGTTCCGTGGTTAAACACACCCGGCGGTAGTTCTAGTTTGACAAAAGCCATGTTTGATCCTTATGCCAACCCACGCAGTTTCATGCGTAGACCTGCACCGCTGTACTTAGCCTTGCCAGAGGCCTCATTGATGCGAGACGCAGCGGCAGAGTAAAGCTGCGCCCATACCGCCAGTCGTTGGTCGTCTTGCAAGTATGGTGCGGTATGCAACAAAGAGCCGTACAAGTAAATGTCTGGCGCTTCACTTAGCAACCAGTTTGTACTTGTTGAGCTTAGGCTTGGAACCTTTGCAAAGTACAACAGTTCAAACTCTGTCTGTTCAGCAGGCGTAGGGTAAAACTCAATCTGCCCACCAGAGTGACAAAACACGCGAGGAATGCCAATAGCGTCATTGGTTGTTGAGCGCATCTTTGCAATGTCGAACGAGCCAACAAGTTGCAACACATCCTTGCTACCATTGCTTAAGTGCAGGCGAATTGTCTCTACCCAGTCAGCAGGGAAGTTCATGTACTGGTCGCCAGCAGACTGTTGGCCGTTAGCGCGAGTCTCCATGCGCCAATGCCTAATATCTCGGTTGATCTGAGACTCAGCAAGCGATATGAATGTGGGAATTGAATCCGTTAAGTCGTCACGGTTTAAAAATCCAGCAATGCTAGACTTTAGGTCGGTGTAGTTAGCTAATGCCATGCTTGCTTACCTTTTTCTTAACAGTCTTTGCGGCCGCCTTAAAGTCTTTAGCAGTCGGTGCGCCTTTAGCCCCTGCCTTCTTCATCTTTTCGCCAGAGCCGTCTTCGATGCGCTGACGCTTTGCAGCAATGTTTGAGTAGAGTCCAGCCTTAGCCATCACTTCATGCCCTTGTTCTTTGTCGCACGCATATTGCGCACTGGCATTGGTCGGGACGCTTTGCTCATCGCAATGGCTACAGCCTGATTCTGAGGCTTGCCCGACTTTATCTCAGACTTAATATTCTTAGAAATAGTCTTGGCGCTAGAGCCTTTTTTGAGCGGCATGGTATACCCAATAGAATTGATTTAATTGAATTATACCCACACCCCCTCAGTTAGACAATGCCTTTGAGATTGCGCTTGATCGGCTTGTCCCAGTTTGATTTAACCCTGTGACCCACGGCTAAGTACCTGAAAGCATCAGAGCCGTGACTAGCCCAGTCGTGCGCAGGCCTAGACCGCCACACCTTGCCGTTGTCGTCATACTCCCTGTGATACTGCCTCAAGGCTCCGATGCCACGGTCACATTTCTCAGCATCAAACCAGCAGTTTGGGATCATTGAGCGGACGGCCTGGATGCCGTCATCAACCATTAGTTGAGGTGCAATCGTTACTGGCCTGCAACCTAAGTTCTCCAGAACCTCCAGCCTGCTCTTGCCTGAGCCTAGTTCCCTGACCCTTACGTCATGCGGCAATATGTGGCCACCGTACACATAGCCCTTTTGGTTCAGCACTTTGACGTAATGATCTAGACCCACACCAGACGACTCGTAATAGTCGATCAACCGCACCTCAGCGCCTACGTGTTGCGCAAACCAGATGGCTGTTGAATCACCAATACCCAAATCCCACGCCGTTGTTACAGGCAGACTAGGTGTGTAGTTGACCGCCCCTACACGCCCTTGATCTTTTGCCTCACGCATTTCAGTAGCGTAATAAGAACCTTCTGCGTGTACTAGAAAATCACCTTCCCAAACGTGGTCGTAAATATCCGGCCGCTTTGCCTTGTCTTCTAAGCGCTCTTTTTCAAGCACAGCGGGAAACCACGGGTTATCACGCCAGTTCATCTCCACCATGATGCAGTCATCAGGTGTCTGCTCAACAAATCTCTTGTGCGTAGCTGACTCCTTGGACTCAGGGTTGTACGTTACCCATATTTCCGAGTTGTCTTCCCGCACAGTTGGAATCAGTTTGCGCCATGCCGTCTCGCTTACCGTCTCAGCCTCATCAATCCACGCAACCAATATGCGCGCCTTTGACTTTAAACTGTCCAGCGACCTGCGCAGGCCAGCAAATGTGTAGCTAATCATCCCATCTTTAGACCTAATGAACTTGTCACCCAGTTCGTAATAGTCTTCAAGCCAAGGCACACTACGTATAGCCGCTTTAACTTCTTCAAGTGAAGAGTCTTCCAATGAGTTCATAAACTCACGGCCACAAAGTATCTGCCCGCTCTTACCCTCCATGCCCCATTGATAGCCTCTAACAGCCGTCATCAGAGCAAATGTGCGAGTCTTGGCGCTACCCCTTCCGCCCTTAGCAATGCGATACCGAGCGTCTTTTGTGAAAACCGGTATTAACTTTGGCGGGATTGTTAGGTTAGCCTCATTCATCTGGGCCGACTAGCCTAATGACCATAGGAGCGGTAGCTAATGGCTTGCTGTCAGACGTTATGTCCTGCCTGTCGCTGTAGCCATGCTTAGTCATCATCATCTTGGCAAAACCAGCGTGATAGTCGCCCACTAAAGCGCCTTTGGCCAGCTTCACCTCTTGTTTGGCCATGACTTTTTCAATAATGTCGGAAAATTCTTGCTTGTCAGGGTCTTCAGCCCATGCGTAAAGCGTATCTCGGCTTACTTCTAGCTCCAGTGCTAGTTCAGCCAGCATTGGGAAATCGTGATTGTTATCAGCGTACTCTTGTGCTTTTGCTATCAGTTCAGGCGTGTATTTGCTCGGTCGCCCAACTGGATTTGGTTTAGTTGTCATTTTGACTTCCTTTCGGGGTGGTCAATGGTTAAGGTTATCTGATTGGTTGCCCATTACGTTCAAGTATGTTGAGCAAGCCTTCATTCTGAGGAAACACCACAAAATTACTGGTGTTGGCTTGTTGCCCACCACGGCTTTGAGCGTCTTTGTACCTGATGCCGGTTATTCCTGATTGGCGCATAGACTCTGCACCCGCTGGCAACTTTGCATTCATGCGAGCAACTAAGTCGCCGCCCAAGTCGTCCATGTTTAATCCGTACTGCTTTGCTAGTGCTTGCACCTCTGGTGTTTGCTTGCCTAGTTCTGCGTCAAAGTCTAGCATTTTTGCCATCTGGTCGTCTGGCAGGTCTACTTTGTAAAAAGAGCCGGAGTTTGTAAGTGGTAATTTATAAGCTCCAGAATCAAGCATCTTTAGCGTTTCTTCTAGCAATGCCTTTTGTGCGTGGTCTGGGTTTGATTCCAATACGAAGCGCACATCGTCCGCAGCATATTTTGCGTCGCCTGCTAAGTTTGCTAACCGCTGCGCGTTAGCGTGAGGGTTTAGCCTCCCCTGATTAGCCATATCCCTGTTTGCCAAATTTGTTGCATATCCTTTTGCAACATCTGGCGACTCAGCAAGGTAGTGCCCATAGCCGTAAGCCTGAGCGCCCTCACCAGAGCCAATAGCTTTTGATGCAAACTTGTCGAACTTAAAGGGGCTGCCGTGAAACACCATCATCCCCATTGGGTTGTAAGCATCTGCAATTTGGCCAGCCAACTGTTGCGACTTTGGCCCCATCATGTCGCCAGCCATACTTTCTTGTGCGGCCTCAGACGTTAACTGGTTTAA